ACACAAGTCTACAAGTTGTAGAAACCAACAACCAACGAGTGCTGACTACTGCACAAATTGCGGAGTGGTACGAAACAGGCACAGATTTGATCCAAAGAAATTTCAACCGAAACAAGGAGCGGTATACAGAGGGCAAGCATTACTATTGTTTGACCGGTGATACATTGAGAGAATTTAAGGCGACCGGACAAATTGACGTGTCGCCAAATCTTAATAAGTTTTACCTCTGGACGGAAAAAGGTGCACTGCTCCATGCAAAGAGCCTGAACACCGACAAGGCATGGGAAGCGTATGAAATGTTGGTGGATACCTATTTCAGCGTACATGAACTTTCCCAGCGTGACAGCTACATGATTGAAGATCCTGTGCTTCGTGCACAACGCTGGATCGAAGAACAGAAAGAGAAACAGCAACTTCTGACCACCGTTGCCGTGCAGAACCAGCAGATCGCAGAGTTACAACCCAAGGCAAGCTACTATGACGTGGTGCTGAACTGCAAGGACCTGATCTCCATCGGTAAGATCGCAAAGGACTACGGGTGGAGTGCCCAGAAGCTGAATGAATATCTCCACAAACACGGCGTGCAGTATAAGCAGGGCAAAACGTGGCTGCTGTATCAGAAGTATGCGGGCATGGGCTACACCAGCACCAAGACGCACACCTACCACGGCGACGACGGCAGGGAACACGCTGCCGAACCGCATACCTACTGGACACAAAAGGGACGGCTGTTTATCTATGACTTGTTGAAATCCGATGACATCTATCCGCTGATCGAACGGGAAGCGGCGCAAACGCTGAAAATCCTGTTTCCCGCCTATAGGGAAAACGATACTGAGGAGGAAGAAGAATGGAAATAGTTAGATTGATCTTGAGCATTTTGTCATCTTCCTGCGTGATTGCATTCAGCATCTGGTATTTGCTGGATACCTGTGACCGGAGCAGTAAGGACAAAGAAGAGCGTTCTGCTTCTGTAGAAATAATCGCTTATCTTTATGACCGTGCGAAAAGCGGAGATGATGAGGCGTTTCAGATTTTGCAACGGCTCTTTAATAGCTGAGAGTGCACTGCCTGCTACAGACTTCAAGGTCTTGCTATATCTTCCGTCCTGAGCATGACGCAAAACCGCTTACCAACATCTTCAATCTTCAATCGCCATTGTGGCGAATACCTCCTTTCTTATCCATGCGGCAGTACTGGCAATGCTGCCGCAGATGGGGCGATGAGTATCAGCCGGGTGCAACTCCCGGACGCTCCGCAATTTCACAAGGTGAGGTGATACATATGGCTGACAAAACACAGGTACAGGTAAGAGAAGTCAAGCAGTTGCTGCGGGAGTTGCTGAAAATCTCTGGAATGTCTGAAACCAGTATCAAGCTTGGAATCACGTACATTCAGGGACTGTCGGACGGAGAAGCAACGCAAACAAGCACAAAGGCGTGACAACAGAAAGGAGCATAACATGGCAAAAACCAACCTGAAAGAGATGCCGGTGGAAGTTCGTTCTTCCGGCAAAGAACCGCAGAACGACTTTTTCGCAGCATTTCTGGAGTACGTGAAGCAGCACGCCGATGAAGCGATCGCTGCGGTAGAGGCACAGAAAAATGCCGCAAAGTAAATCAAGAACATGAAAGGAAGTATCATCATGGAAAAGAAACACATTGAGATCCACATCGACATCGACAAGGCTGCAGATCAGCTGAATGTGCAGATCGTCGCAGAAAAACCGACCTCCATCGATCTGCTTGTGTGCTGTCTCAGCACCGTAAGCAGTGCCGCATCAGCTATCGCCGATGCCACCAACGAGGACGAGCAGAAGGTACTGCGTGACATCGCCGCCATGGTTTCGGCAATGGCAGACGAAGCACTGGACAAGGAGGACTGACCCATGCTGCAATCCGAATTCGACCGCCTGACCAGCCGTCCGTACACAGAGGCGGAGTTTTCCGAGATCCACTACGTCTACTGCTATCACCCGGCAGTCCAGAGCAAGAAGGACATCGCCGAGTTGTGGACGATCGGCGGCATCTGCCTTATCAAGGATATGCTGCCCACCGCACGGAGGGTGGAAGATGCAGAACACAAGCGGAACGCCGCCAGAACAGCATACGAACACGCCAGAGATGCATATGACGAGCTGCTGCGGGAGCTGTTGTACATGGAGGTGAATGTACCGTGAAGGTGATTGAAGATGTGCAAGACAAGCATGGCAACTACTGCATCATTTTCAAAAGCACGAATCTCAGGCTGATCTACGACTGGCTGTACACGCACTACAGCGGAAACGGCTTCAAGTTTGCAATCGTAATTGACCTGAGTATCGACTGCGACTATGAAGAGCCGACAGAAACGCTGGTCTACTTTCTGGATGAGATCACAGAAGAAGTGCTGGATTATGCCGGATTGAAGCTTGCAAATGAAGATGAAACATGAAAGAGGAGGACTGACCAGTGATTCTCAAAATGACCGCCGAGGAATACGACGGCGTGATAAAATACCTGCTGTCCCTGCCGATGAGTAAGGCAGACAAGCCGATGCTGGCACATCTGTACGCTGGCGGCGGTATCCCAGAAGTCCTCGGCGAAACCAGCAAGGAGCTGCGTGCCAGAGTGGCGATGAACGCCGTTATGGCGAAGTGCGATGAAAATACATCGAAAGGAGAGGAAAAACATGAAAGTACTGGTAGCGTGCGAGGAATCGCAGAGAGTGTGCACAGCGTTTAGAGAACTTGGACACGAGGCATACAGCTGCGACGTGCAGGAGTGCTCCGGAGGACACCCAGAGTGGCATATACAAGGCGATGTACTGCCGTACATTGACGGCAACTGTATCGTCACAACAATGGACGGTTCAGCACATCGGATTGACGGCACATGGGATCTACTGATTGCACATCCGCCCTGCACATATCTCAGCAACGCCGGAGCACGGCACCTTTGGAAAGGTCATGTACTCAATCAAGAGAGGTACGAAAAAGGCTTGGAAGCCAAGGCATTTTTCATGCGTTTTTTGGGTGCGGATTGCCCAAGAATCTGCGTCGAAAATCCCGTCCCAAGCCGCATATACGGACTGCCTAGGTACACGCAGACGATACAGCCTTACGAGTATGGGCACCCATACAGCAAGCGGACGTGTCTATGGCTCGTAAATCTTCCGCGGCTACAGCCGACAAATCTTGTTGAGCCGATAGGAACGTGGTGCCCGTCCGGCAGCTACAGCCATAAGCACGGTGCCAAGCATAAAGGGATTTTTACAAAAGACAGAGCCAAAAACAGGAGCAAGACGTTTTTAGGCATCGCCAAAGCCATGGCACAGCAATGGGGCGGCAGCACAAAGAAAACCCCCGCACCGGCGGCAACCGGTAACGGGGGCATGAGTAAAAAATAACCATACCTATCATACCACGAACGGAGGAATTTGTCAAATGAAAACCGAGAAAACTGTAACCTGCCACTCAGACCCATACGTCTACGCAACAGCGATCGAGAGTATCCGGCACGACGACACGCTGGACAAGGTGATGATGCGGGACATTCTGCGGCGGCTGATCGCTGACTTCGACAAAGCAGTCATAGCTGACAAGGAAAAAGCGGCTGTCGAGGAGGCATGCCGCCGTGGATAACCGGAACGAGAAAGACTGCTGCGTCAACTGCGGCATCAGGAGCGTGCCCTTGCACTTAGGACTGGACGGCAGACTGCACTGTGCGGATCACATCGGCCTGCTGCTGCCGCCGGACAAGCCGGAACAACCGGCAGAGGAGGAGGAACATCATGGATAAACTGAGAATGCAGAAGAAAGAGCCTGCCGGCAGGAAGAACGGCGAACGGCGGCTGTTCACCAGCGTGAACCTGCGTCTGGAACACGCCGCACTGGTGGAGGAGATCGCACTGGAAACCGGACGCACCAAGACACAGGTGCTGGGCGAGATGATCCGGTTCGCCTACGACCACATCGAGTTGTACGAGGAGGGAGAAGCATGAGCGTGAAGATCAACAGTCTGGAAATCGAAAACGTCAAGCGGATCAAGGCGGTAAAGCTGGAACCGTCCGCCAATGGTCTGACCATCATCGGCGGCAACAACAATCAGGGAAAAACCTCTGTGCTGGATGCCATTGCGTGGGCACTGGGCGGCGACAAGTACAAGCCTACCGCTGCGGCAAGGGACGGAGCATACACCGATCCCATTCTCCATGTGGAGCTGTCCAATGGTCTGATCGTAGAGCGGAAGGGCAAGAACAGCAGTCTGAAAGTCATCGATCCCAACGGCAACAAGGCAGGGCAGCAGCTGCTGAACTCGTTCCTGTCTGCACTGGCACTGGATCTGCCCAAGTTCATGAACGCATCGGACAAGGAAAAAGCGGCGATCCTGCTGCAGATCATCGGCGTAGGCGAACAGCTGACACAGATTGAATCCGAGGAAAGCCGGCTGTACAACCAGCGTACCGCCATCGGCAGAATCGCCGACCAGAAGCAGAAGTACGCCTCAGAGCTGCAGTGCTGGGAGAACGTGCCGAACACGCCGGTTTCCGCATCGGAGCTGATCGCACGGCAGCAGGAGATCCTGGCACGCAACGGCGAGAACCAGCGGAAACGGGAAAACGCTGCCCGGTATGCACAGGAACTCACCGCCGCACAGGCTGCCTATGATGCAGCCAAACAGCGTCTGGAATTGGCGGAACAGAACGCCATGACTGCCCAGATGTCCGCACGGGATCTGCAGGACGAATCTACCGCCGAACTGGAAAAGAGCATTGCAGAGATCGATGCCATCAACATGAAGATCCGGGACAATCTGAACAAGGAACATGCCGAGGAAGAAGCCAAGGCCTACCGGCAGGACTACGAAGCATTGACAGAGCAGATCACCGCACTGCGGCAAGAGAAACAGGACTTGCTGCACGCCGCCGACCTGCCGCTGGAAGGGCTGGCGGTGGAAAACGGAGCACTACAGTACCACGGCAAGCAGTGGGACAGCATGAGCGGCTCAGAGCAGCTGCGAGTGGCGGCTGCCATTGTGCGAAAGCTGAATCCGGACTGTGGCTTTGTGCTGCTGGACAAGCTGGAACAGATGGACAGCGTCACCCTGCAGGAGTTCGGGCAGTGGTTGGAACAGGAGGGCTTGCAGGCAATTGCCACCCGTGTGTCTACAGGAGATGAGTGCAGCGTCATCATTGAGGACGGCTATTCTGTGGACACCCGTCCGGCACAGCCGGTGCAGACCGAGCCGCTGACACCGCCGATCATTCAAAAAGCATGGACGAAAGGAGCGTTCTAAATGGATAAACCGACTCGTTGCATAGATCCCGTCATGAAGTATTGTCAAGGGTGTCAGTATGGCTGGATTAAATATCCGGATTGGGTAGAAACACGTGACGACTTGTGCGACTGTAGCTTTGAAAGTGGATGTATGTACGGCTTAGAAAATGATGAGCCTTCCGAAAAAGAACTCAGAGAATTTGAAGAATGGTCGACGAAAGTGAGGAAAAAGCAACATGAATTTTGAAGAAACAAACGGCATTCAGACCGGTGCCGGCGTGAAACTGGTCATCTACGGACAGGAGGGCGTGGGAAAGACCTCTCTGGCGGCACAGCTGCCGGGAGCGGTGTTTCTGGACTGTGAGGGCAGTACCTCAAAGATGAACGTCCGGCGGCTGCCAAAGCCCACCAGCTGGGAGATGCTCCAGCAGGAAGTGGACTTCGTGCTGGAATCCCACGCACTGCGGCAGTATCAGACCTTGTGCATCGACACCTTCGACTGGGCAGAACGCCTCGCCATTGCCCAGCTGTGCAGCAAGCATCAGGTCAACGGCATCGAGGGGTTTGACTACGGCAAGGGCTGGGAATACGAAGCGGAGGAGATCGGGCGGTTTCTGGATAAAACGGAACGGCTCATTCAGGCAGGAATCAACGTGGCACTGCTCTGTCATGCCATCACCCGAAAAACGTCCCTGCCGGAGATCAATTCGGATTTTGACCACTGGGAACTGAAACTGGGGAACAAGACCACCAACAAGATCGCACCGCTGCTGAAAGAGTGGTCAGACATCACCCTGTTTCTGGCGTTCCAGACCCACGTCATCGCCACCGACGACAAGGGCAAAAAGCACAAGGCGACTGCCTGTAACCGTGTGATGTACACCACGAAAACGGCGTGGTGGGATGCGAAAAACCGGTTCGGGCTGCCGGAGATGCTGCCCCTGGAATATGCGTCCATTGCGTCCGTCTTCGCTGCACCAGCTGCCGCACCTGTTCCGAAAGCACAGCAGGTCATAGAAAAGGCACAGGCTGCCGGACTGCCCACGGAAAAGGATCTGGCGGAATCGGAGCTGCTGATTACCGCAGACGGACAGTTGCCAGAGCCCCGGCAGACCGCCGAAGATGTCCAGACGCAGCACATTCTGGACGGCATCGCACCCCAGCTGGCACAGCTTATGGCAGCCGCACAGGTGCAGCCGTCAGAATTACAGGCAGTGGTGGGCAGCAAGGGCTATTTTCCGGCAGATATGCCCGTGCAGAACTATCCGCAGGACTTCGTGGAAGGCTGGTGCATTCCGTGGTGGCAGAATATCATGGGCATGATCCAGCAGAACCGGAGATAACCACAAAAAACGAAACCCCAGAAAGGCAGGTCAAACATGAACGAATACAACACAACCGCAAATCCGCAGGGACACGAACTGGGCTGGGGCGATGAGATCCAGCAGGAGAGCAGCTTTATTCTGCTGCCGGAGGGCGACTACCGCTTTACCGTGGAGAAGTTCGACCGTGCCAGACATGCCGGTTCGGCAAACATTCCGCCCTGCAACAAGGCGATCGTCCACTTTCGGGTGTTCAGTCCTGACGGTAGCAGCGTTCTCGTGCAGGAGAACCTGTTCCTGCACACGAAAATGGAATGGAAACTGTCCGAGTTTTTCGCCAGCATCGGCATGAAACAGAAGGGGCAGGCGGCACAGATGAACTGGTCACAGGTGTGCGGCAAGTCCGGCGTGTGCCATGTGAAAATCCGCACCTATGACAAAAAGGACGGCAGCGGAACCGGACAGGCAAACCAGATCGACAAGCTGTACCCGTCCTACGATCAGCCCCAGATCGCTCAGAATGCCCCACAGCAGCCCTACACCGCACCCCAGTCCTCGTATCCGCAGAACAATGCACAGCCGTGGCAACAGCCCCAGAACGTCCCTCAGGGCGGCTGGAACAGGGGACAGTTTTAAGGAGTGATGCAAAATGCAAATGCGACCATATCAGCAGGCGGCGAGAGAAGCCGTGCACCGGGAGTGGGACGAGGGCAGAAACCGGACGCTGCTGGTGCTGCCCACCGGGTGCGGCAAGACCATTGTCTTTGCCAAGATCACCGAAGACGAAGTCCGCAGCGGCAGCCGTGTGCTGATCCTTGCACACCGGGGCGAGCTGCTCCAGCAGGCAGCGGACAAGCTGGAACGCACCAGCGGTCTGAAATGTGCCGTGGAAAAGGCGGAGCAGACCTGTCTGGGGGAGTGGTACCGTGTCACGGTGGGCAGCGTCCAGACCCTCATGCGGCAGAAACGCCTTGCCCAGTTTCCGCCGGACTATTTTCAGACCATTATCATCGACGAGGCACACCACGCCATTTCCGGCAGCTATCAGGTGATACTGGAGCACTTTGCCGGTGCCCATGTGCTGGGCGTGACGGCAACGCCCGACCGGGGCGACAAGCAGAATCTGGGCAAGGTGTTCGACAGTCTGGCGTATGAATACACGCTGCCACAAGCCATTCACGAGGGATACTTAACGCCGATCCGGGCACTGACTGTGCCGGTGCAGATCGATTTCACCCATGTGGGGACGGCTGCCGGAGATTACAAGCCGGGGGATATTGCCACGGCATTAGACCCCTATCTCGATCAGATCGCCGCCGAAATGGCAAAGCACTGTGCCGACCGGAAGACGGTGGTGTTCCTGCCGCTGGTCAAAACCTCCCAGAAGTTCCGGGACATTCTCTGTCAGCACGGATTCCGGGCGGCAGAGGTCAACGGCGAATCCGACGACCGGGAACAGGTTTTACAGGACTTTTCCGACGGCAAATACAACGTGCTGTGCAACAGTATGCTGCTCACCGAGGGCTGGGACTGTCCGGAGGTAGACTGCGTGGTGGTGCTGCGTTCGACGAAAGTCCGTGCCCTGTACTGCCAGATGGTGGGACGCGGCACACGGCTGGCAGAGGGGAAAGACCACCTTCTGCTGTTGGATTTCCTGTGGAACACGGAAAAGCACGAGCTGTGCCGTCCGGCGTGCCTCATCTGCGAGGACGAAGAAGTGCAGCAGAAAATGACACAGCAGCTGGAACAGCAGCCCGGTGTGCCAGTGGACATCGAGGAAGCCGAAAACAAAGCGTCTGAGGACGTGGTGGCAGACCGGGAGTCCAAGCTGGCGGAGCAGCTGGAATCCATGAAAAAGCGGAAGTCCAGGCTGGTAGACCCCCTGCAGTACGAGATGTCGATCCAGTCCCGGGATCTGACCGGCTATGTGCCGGCGTTCGGGTGGGAATCCAGTCCGCCGACGGACAAGCAGAAGAAAGACCTGGAGAAACGGGGCATCAACCCCGATGCGGTGGAGAGTGCCGGAAAGGCGGAACAGATCCTCCGCACAGTGGCACAGCGGCAGATCAGCGGACTGGCTACCCCGAAGCAGATACGCTGTCTGGAAAAGTACGGTTTTCTGCACGTGGGCGGCTGGTCCTTCGAAGCAGCAAAGAATCTCATCAACCGCATTGCCGCAAACGGCTGGCGTGTGCCGCGGTCGATCACAGCGGCGGAGTATGTGCCGGAGGTGCATGGATAAATGGATTACAAAGACGACAACTTAGACGAACTGCTGGACTACATCGACCCGGCAGCCCTGACCTATCAGGAGTGGTGCAGGGTGGGCATGGCACTGAAAGATTCCGGCTATGACTGCTCCCTCTGGGACAGCTGGTCACAGCGTGACACTGTCCGGTATCACAGCGGCGAGTGCGAAAAGAAGTGGCGGTCTTTCGCCGGCTCAGAGCACCCGGTCACTGCCGGAACAATTGTACACATGGCACTGGAAAACGGCTATCGTCCCCAGAGTGCCCCGAAAGAATCCAGAGCCCTCAGCTGGGACGATTACATCGGGGAGGACTATGCCATTACAGGACCGTGCCAGACACAGGCACTTCCGGTAAAGCCGCTGTTTGCACAGTGGAATCCAGTGAAAGAGATCAGCACATATCTCAGCACTTTGTTTCAGGCAGAGGAGAACGTGGGCTATGTGGTACACAGTTGGAAAAATCAAGACGGAAAGTATCTTCCAGATGCCGGCTGCTGTGACCGGACTGCCGGAAAACTGCTGGAAGATCTGACGTATTGCGAAAATGATCTTGGTGCAGTTTTTGGCGACTACGATCCGAATATCGGAGCATGGATCCGATTCAATCCATTGGATGGAAAAGGCGGTAAAAATGAAAATGTCACAGATTTTCGTTATGCTCTGGTAGAATCCGACGGAATCCCGATTGAACAGCAAAACGGAATTATGCGTGATCTGCAATTGCCCATTGCCTGCCTTGTCTACAGCGGCGGAAAAAGCCTGCACGCAATTGTGCGAGTGGAAGCCGGCAACGCAAAAGAATATCGGGAACGAGTGGCATTTCTGTATCAGATCTGCGACAAGAACGGCTTGCAAGTTGACCGTGCTTGTAAGAATCCTTCACGGCTCTCCCGAATGCCCGGCGTTGTGCGTGGAGAAAAGAAACAGTATTTGGTTGCGGTAAATATCGGAATGAGCAGCTGGGACGAGTGGAAGGACTACATCGACAGCGTCACCGATGATCTGCCGGAGTTTGAGAATATGGCGGAGATATGGGAGAATATGCCGGAATTATCACCGCCTTTGATTGAAAATGTACTGCGGCAGGGACACAAAATGCTGTTGGCTGGACCGTCGAAAGCTGGAAAATCTTTTGCACTGATTGAACTGTGTATTGCGATGGCAGAGGGGCGAAAGTGGATGGGTTGGCAATGCACCAAGGGAAAAGTGCTGTATGTCAACTTAGAACTGGACAAGGCTTCCTGTGACCACAGAATCCATGATGTTTATACTACTTTGCAGATACCGCCGGTCAATATTCGGAATATTGAGGTGTGGCATTTGCGTGGCGTAACCGAACCTATGGACAAACTTGCACCGAAATTGATTCGTCGGGCGAAAAAGCAAAACTTCATTGCCGTCATCATCGACCCCATTTACAAGGTCATCACCGGCGACGAGAACAGTGCCGACCAGATGGCACATTTCTGCAACCAGTTTGACAAGGTGTGCACCCAGCTGGGCTGTGCGGTGATCTACTGCCACCACCACAGCAAGGGGGCACAGGGCGGCAAGCGGAGCATGGATCGTGCCTCCGGCAGCGGCGTGTTTGCCCGTGATCCGGACGCACTCATTGACATGACGGAGCTGGAGCTGACGGACGAGATTCTCAAACAGGAGACCAACACGGCAATCTGCGAAGCCTGCATCGAGAAGCTGCGGCAGCACGCTCCGGCAGTGCTGGCAGATGCCGCACCGGACGAGCTGCTCAGCCATGTGGAATCCCTGAAGCTGTGCCGGGACAATCTGCCGCCGGCGGTGTACGAGGGCTTTCTCGGCGAGATCGAGGCGGTCAAGCGGACAGTGCGGCAGCGGACTGCATGGCGGCTGGACGGCACGCTCCGGGAGTTCCCGAAGTTCGAGCCGAAGAACCTGTGGTTCCGGTATCCGATCCATGTGGAGGACACCGTGGGCGTGCTGAAAGACCTGCAGGCAGAGAGCGAGATGCCGCCGCATCAGCGTGGGAACAAGAAACGCGGAGAGAAAACCAGGGAGACCTATGCGGCACAGAAAGCCGACAAGAAAGCGGCTCTGCTCAATGCGTTTCACGCCTGCAATATGGACGGGGCGGTGACAGTGAAAGACATGGCGGAGTATCTGGGCATCAGTGAAAAAACCGTCCGCCGCCGTGTCAAGGACTGCGGAGAACTGACCATTGCGGACAACAGCATTCAGCTGGCAGAAGTGGAAAATAATGGTGGGACAAAATGAGGGACAACAGTGTATATATAAATATATACTTGTCCCTGTCCCCTGTGTGACAGTCAATGACAACAAGTAACAAGAGTGCGAATGCACGGCACTCTTGTAACACTTGTCGTCTGACATTGACAAAAGCGAACCCGAAAAAACCAGAAATGGAGGTACGAACATGACAACATTTTTCCTGCCCATGCTGCCGCCGACCAGTACGCACCAGCAGGTGGGGCATACCATCGACAAGCAGGGACGGCACCGGTTCTACCAGCGTGGGAACGGCGAGGCAGAGGCAAAGCTGACCGCCCATCTCATGAAGCACATTCCGGAGCAGCCGTACAGCGGTGCGATTCGTGTGTTGGTGAAGTGGTGCTATCCCAGAAAGGCAAAGCACCAGAGCGGTGAACCCTATACCAACAAGCCGGACGTGGACAACCTGTGCAAGGCACTGTTCGACATCATGACCCGGCTGCACTATTGGAACGATGACAAGCAGATCTACAGTGCAGTGGTGGAGAAGTTCTGGGCAGATGTGCCGGGGGTGTTTGTGAAGATCGAGGAGGCAGAGGAACATGAGTGAGATTAAATTGAAAAACTGTCCGTTTTGTGGTGGCGAGGCGGAAATGGGATTCCGTGACGCTAGTGCTTTTGTGATGAGCACAAAATGCCTTGCAAGAAGTAGAACGGTTGTGGCGTGTGTTGACTATACTGCGAGAGAAGTTGCTGCTGATGAATGGAATCAGCGGACAGACCAGCCGCCGAAAGCACGCTGGACACGAGAAGATGTCACGAGTTACGACGGTGAAACGATCAAGAATGGGGCTGCTGTCTGTGGTAGATGCAAAAAAGCGTTTTTTATGCCGACAGATACGTTTGATTACTGCCCGAACTGCGGAGCAAGAATGGACTTGATTGAAACAGATGATGACCTTTTACGGTTGATTCAGAAAAAAACGGAGGGAGAGAAATGAGTGAGGTTAAAAGCTGCCCGTTTCGCAAAAGCGGAACGTATATCAGCATCGATGATTACCGCAAGAAAAACGGTTGCTTAGGCTGCGATCTGGAATCAACTGAGTGCTGTGCGGACTGCATTGTGCCGGAGACCTGGGAGGCAGATGTAGCACCTGTGATACACGCACATTGGATTGAGAAATGCAGTAAGGTATATTGCTCTGCGTGCAGAAAAAGCAATAAGGCGTATCGGTCACCGTACTGTCCACATTGTGGTGCGAGAATGCACGAGGAGGCACAGCCATGAACACCAAGCACTGCGAAACCTGCGGCAAGCCGCTGATCGGCGTGAAAGGTGACCGGAGATTCTGCAACGCCTGTGCCATACGCCGGCGAAAAGCGTATCAGAAACAGTATCGGGAGAACCGGAAGAAACGCTAATACACGCCGAGCGTAAGCCTAACGCACGCGAGCGTTGACCGAGCATAACCGAGCATGAAACCCAAAAGGAGTGGATTCACATGGAAAACAAGCAAATCAAGAAAGCCACGCTCTGCTGGCGGTGCAGGCACGCCGTTCCCAGTGCGTCAACCGGATGCAGCTGGTCACGCCGCTTTGTGCCGGTCGAGGGCTGGACTGCGGAAAAGCACCAGCAGGAACAGAGCGGCAGCGTTTACGAAACCTACTGTGTGATCAGCTGCCCGCTGTTCCAGAAGGACGGCGGGAACAGTGCCGACAGCTGCAAGGTCGACACCGGCTGCGTCCGCATCGCAGAGCATATCCTGCGAGGGCAGATGAACCGGTACCGCACTGTACTGGAACGCTATGCCAGAGACCGGAGCTGCGACGATCTGGCAAAGTTACAGTCGATCGAGCGTGACCTGCTCACGCCGTACTATGCGGCACTGACGCTGCACAGCATTGACCTGCGGCAGGTGTGCAATGAACTGCGGCAGAAGGCAGGGCTGCCGGAACTGGAGGAGATGCAATGACCAAAGACGATCTACGCCGATACGGCAGCATCCGGCGGGAGCTCGCCGACATCACAAGGCGGCTGCACGAACTGGAAGAAAGCAAGGGCTGTCACGGCGTGACATACGGCGACAGTCCGCACCAGCGGGGAGAACCGCTGTCAGAGGCACAGCGGTATGTGGAGAAGAAGGAAACACTGGAACGGCTCTACCGGAGAAAGCAGTGCATCCTGCTGGAGGAACAGGCAGCCGTGGAGAATGCCATCGACACCCTGCCGCCGGAACTGCGTCGGCTGATGCGGCTGCGGTATCTGGACGGCATGACCTGCGAACAGGTCTGCGTGGAACTGCCCTGCTCCTGGGACACGTTCCACCGGTGGCACAGAAAGGCACTGGCGATGCTGGAATAATCGTATAGAATCATACATACGACCTGTGCTATAATGATAATATCCAATACTGACAAGAACCGCTGCAAGGGTGACCTTCGGCGGTTTTTGCGTGCCGGAAAGGAGCGTGACCGCATTGACCGAACGTCAGCGAAAATTTGCAGAATACTACGTGCAGTGCGGAAACGGCGCTGATGCGGCGAGGAAAGCCGGGTACAGCGAAAGCTATGCTGCACATCGAACCGATGAATTGTTGAGAAATGTGGAGATTGCCGCCTACATCAAACAGCTGTCCGAAGCTGCCCAGACCGCACGCATCATGACGGCACGGGGCCGGCAGGAGCTGCTGTCCGACATTGCCAGGGACGAGGACAACGCCGCCGCAGACCGTATCCGAGCTGTGGACACGCTGAACAAGATGACGGGGGAGTACACCACAAAGGTGGAGGCATCGGTGCAAAAAAATCCGTTTGCAGAACTTACCACAGAAGAACTGCGGAAAGTGATCGGCAGTGGATAAGCGGCTGATCGTGCTCGGTGCGAAAGCGGAACTGGCAAGGCGTGACTTTTTTGCCTATTGCAGCCTGATGGCACCTGACTTTTATCAGCCTGACCGGCAGTATCTTGTGCGGCTGTGCAGGGAGTTTCAGGCGTTCGTGGAATCTGATGACGAGGTGATGATCGTGAATCTCCCGCCCCGTCACGGCAAGTCCAGAACAGCCGGTCTGCTGGTGGAGTGGGTGCTCGGCCGTGATCCTTCTCAGAAAATCATGACAGGCTCTTACAACGAAACGCTTTCCACCATGTTTTCCAAGAATGTGCGAAACGCGATCTCCGAGCAAAAGGCGGACTTGTACATACCGGTGTACGCCGATGTGTTCCCCGACACCCGCATCAAGCACGGCGACGGGGCAATGAACCTGTGGAGCCTGGAGGGCGGCTACAACAACTACCTTGCCACATCGCCCACCGGTACGGCGACCGGCTTCGGGGCATCGCTGATGATTATCGACGATCTCATCAAAAACGCCGAAGAAGCCAACAACGAACTGGTGAAAGAAAAGCACTGGGCTTGGTTTACGGATACGATGCAGTCCCGCCTGGAGGAAAACGGAAAGCTGCTCATCATCATGACACGCTGGGCAACAGACGACCTCGCGGGGCGGGCGTTGGAGCACTACCGAAAGTCCGGTGCAAAGATGCGGCACGTCTGTATGAAAGCGTTGCAGGACGACGGCACAATGCTCTGTGATGCCGTGCTGACCAAAAGGTCTTATCTGGCAAAGACGAGTGCCATGGGAAAAGAGATCGCCGCCGCCAACTATCAGCAGGAGCCCATGGACATCAGGGGCAGACTGTACACCAGGATTCTGACGTACACCGCACTGCCGGTGGACGAAAACGGGGAATCCCTGCTCCAGTATCTGCTGTGCTACACCGATACCGCAGACGAGGGCAGCGACTACCTGTGCAGCATCTGCTACGGCGTGTACAACGGCACGTACTACGTGCTGGACGTGCTCTATACCAGTGCACCCATGGAAACCACCGAGCCGCAGACTGCACAGATGCTGACCGAGCACCGCATTGGCTGTGCGATCATCGAATCCAACAACGGCGGCAGAGGGTTCGCCAGAAACGTGGAACGGGAATGCCGGAAGCTGGGGAACCGGCACACGAAAATCACGTGGTTTCACCAGCATAAGAACAAGACTGCACGGATTTTGTCCAGCAGCACCGGCGTGATGCAGAACGTGCTGTTTCCGGTGAACTGGGCAGACCGCTGGCGGGATTTTGCCGGTGCGGTGCTGTCCTATCAGCGTACCGGAAAGAATGCCCACGACGACGCACCGGACGCGTTGACCGGAGTGTATGAAAATCCCAAGCCGCTCGGCATGTGGCTTGTGTAGGAGGTGAAAGAATGCTTCACATCGGAGAAATACAAACGCTGCTGAACACAGCATACGGGGATCCGCAAAAGGCACAGGCACGCATCGGGCGGCAGTACTACCACGCCCGCCATGCAATACAGAACTACCGCCTGTTTTACTATGATGCCCACGGAGAGCTGCAAGAGGACAAAACCAGAAGCAACATCAAAATCTCACACCCGTTTTTCACGGAACTGGCAGATCAGGAAGTACAGTATCTGCTCAGCAACCGTGACAGGATCGTGGTCGCCGAAGATGACCGGCTGCAAAAGGAACTGGACAGCTATTTCAACGAGAACGACCGCTTTCGGGCGGAACTGGCAGATGCCTGTACAGATGCGGTGGTCTGCGGCTGGGGCTGGCTGTACGCCTATATGAACGCAGACGGCAGGCTGGCGTTCCAGTGTGCCGATGCGTTGTCTGTGGTGGAAGCAGACGGCAGATACACTTCTGACGGCAGGGACTATGTGCTGTACCGGTATCCGCAGCGGACAGACATGTACGGGCACACAGTGTACAAGGTGCTTGTCATGGACGACACGCAGACGTGGACGTATACGCAGCCGGACAGCGGCACGATCACGCTGGACGAACCGGAAAACGGGCTTCCCAATCCACGGCCGCATGTGCTCTACAAAAAGGGCAATTCCGACGATACCTACTTCGAGGGGCTGGGCTTTCTGCCGTGGTTCCGCATCGACAACAACCGCGAACGCGTTTCGGGGCTTCAGCCGGTGAAGTCGCTGATCGACGACTATGACCTGATGTCCTGCGGGCTGTCCAACAACCTGCAGGACGCGGCGGAGTATCTGGTGGTCGTGTCCGGATACGGCGGCACGGACATGACGGAACTGATGCAGAACATCAAGACCAAGAAGGTGATCGGCACCGGCGAAAGCGGCGGGGTGGATATGAAAACGGTAGAAGTGCCCTATGAAGCCCGCAAGGTCAAGCTGGAACTGGACAAAGAGAACATCTATCAGTTCGGCATGGGCTTCAATGCCGCACAGGTCGGCGACGGCAATATCACCAACGTGGTCATCAAGTCCCGGTACGCCTTGCTGGACATCAAGTGCGGCAAGCTGGAAACACACCTGCGGCAGATGATGGGCGGCATCATCGACGTGGTACTGCAGCAGATCAACAAGGACAGGGGGACGGCGTTCACCCGTGCTGACGTGAAAATGGACTTCACAAGAACCTGTATCACGAACGAATCCGACAACGCGGCGATCGGCAGTGCGGAAGCTGCTGCCGTGCAGATCAAGGTCAGCACTCTGCTTGCCGCGGCGGCACAGCTGGGCGTGGAAGCCGTGCTGCAGCCGCTGTGCAAGGTGCTGGAACTGGACGAGGCAGAGGTGCGGAAGTCGCTGGAACAGACGGACGGTGCACAGCTGGACAGCCTGATGCAGCAGCTGGAAGAAGGTGCGGCAGATGACACCGGCACAGAAGCAGACCACGCAGTATGAGCTGCTTTCCGAGAAAAAAGTCATGGAGCAGCTGGAACGGTCGTATCAGAAAGCACTGGAAGATGTCAAGGACAGGCTCCGGCAGCTGGACGAACGGACGGATGAGGAAAACCGGCAGGCTGTTGCCTACCAGAAAGCGTTTCAGCAGGGCTTGCAGAAGCAGCTGGAACGCATTCTCGGAAAGCTGCACAGCAAGACGTACCGCACCGTGCAGGAGTACTTGCAGGACTGCTATCTCACAGGGCACACGGCGGTGCTGTACGAACTGCAAAGCGACGGGCTGCGGCTCTCGCTGCCAGTTCCGCAGGATAAGGTCTGTCAGGCTGCCGTCAACGACACGAAGCTTGTAAAGCCGCTGTATGACAGCATCGGCGAGGACTTTGCCGGACTGAAAAAGCACATCACCGACATCGTTTCCGCCGGCTTTGCATCTGGTGCAAGCTACGGGGACATGGCGAACCAGATCACCGGCAAAATGATCGGCAACTATGCCACTCTGCGTGGCGGGGCACTGGGACGGGCAAAGCTGATCGTCCGCACCGAGGGGAACCGCATTGCCAATGCCGCCAGACTGGAAGCCGCTAGAACGGCGAAGCAGCAGGGGGCAGATCTGGTGAAGCAGTGGGACAGCACCATGGACAAAAAGACACGCCCGCACCATGTCCAGCTGGACGGGCAGGTCCGCGAACTGGACGAGCCCTTTGAGGTGGACGGCAGAAAGGCACAGGCACCCGGTAAGTTTGGCATTGCGTCCGAGGACATCAACTGCCGCTGCCACGCCTATAGCCGCCCCAGATGGGCAGTCAGAGCCGACGGCGATTACAAGTATGACAACCAGCACAGAGCCCTTGTGAAGGTTTCCAGTGAATCCTACGCGGCATATCGTGCGGGATACGTGCAGGAAACAGCGGGGAAACCGGACGGAACGGTTCCGGTTCCTGCGGGGCATGCTGTGGAAGTCGCACCGCCTACGCCAAAGGGCAACGGCGGTACGGGAAAGATGTATTCGCCGGAGAAAATCAGTGGGAAATCGTTGACTTCTGTGGCGGATGGTGGTATAATAAAAGACGAAAGAGTGGTTGCGGCTGTGGAAAGCGGCAAAATCTCTCTTAATCTTAACCCGGAAAAGCAAAACCCGCATATCTACGGGACACCAGAGTATACCAAAGTCAAACTTAGTGGTGAATACAAAAGTTATTTCCCTGATACTACTATCGAGGAACTGCAAGAAATTGTAAATCGTTATTACGGAACTGGGAATGTACTTGTCAAAAAGAACGGGCAAATCAAAGAAATCATAAAAGTGGAAAAAGACATTGGCGTTTGTATCGATGAAAAGACGGGTGAACCGATTTGCAGCACAAATGAAGCTGTAATTCATTATTCAAAGAAACGAACCCATATCGTACCGAAAAGAAAGGATGATGCGGAATGAGTTTAAGTCAATATTATAAGCACACCGTTCGCATCATTTACAAAGATGATGGAACAGTGATTTCAGGGTATTGCAATGTGTTTGTCCCTGCACCGGACAATGACGGCATAGATGGGATTGCATTGGACACAGGCATTTGGATTGATGCAGACGAAATTAAAACAATCGAAATTATAGATTAAGCGTGCTTCGGTGCGCTTTTTTCATGCCTGAAAGGAGAAAGAACATGGCAACATACAAAGCAGCGGAGCTGAAAGACACAGTATCACTGATGTGCAGTGATGACTATAAGGAACGGTTTAAGGCAGAGTATGCACAGGTGGCTGTCCGGTACCAGAAGCTGAAAGCAATGCTGGACAAATGGGACACTGGAAAGCTGAATTTCACGCCGACCTGTCCGAGAGGTGTCTATAATTTCCAGATCAGAGCGATGGCTGACTATATCGCCAGTCTGGAAGCACGTGCGGCAATCGAGGGTATCGAACTGTAACCACTGCCCCGACCACGGGCATAAACTGGCGGAGGGACGGAAAACAAGAACAATTCAGCCTGTGGGTACGGCGTTCTTTTATCGAAAAATCAGCATCTGAGCGATCAGGTGCTATTTTTAGAAGTTGTTCCCATAGGAAATGGGTACGGATTTTTGAGCAGAATTTTTGGCAGGCAAGGAAGAAAGCCGCAGGGATCCTTTGTGGATTGCAAGGCTTTCTGACGCAGTTCTGACGGAAATTCTGCCAAAAAGACGTGCTCAGAGCCTATGGGAACAACTTCTTATACCCAAATCACGAAAGGACTGATTCAAATGGCAGACGAACCGAAAAAGAATCCGGCACAGCCGCCTGAACCCAATGCGTCGCCGCCGGAAAAGACTTACACAGCGGCAGAGTACAACGCGTTGCAGGTGCAGCTGCAACAGGCACAGGACGCGTTAAAGCAAGCCCAGAAGCAGACAAAGGCAGACAACGCCGCCAAGCAGACACAGGAGAACGCCCGCGTCACCGAACTGGAAGCAGAGCTTGCCAAGGCGAAGCTGGACGCTGCGGTGCAGGTGGCACTGCTGAAAGCCGGAGCACTGGACACAGACTATCTGGCGTACAAACTGCAAGGCATGGACGGCGTGGCTCTGGACGACAAGGGCAGACTGACAGGCTGGGACACCACGCTGGAAACGCTGAAATCCCAGTATCCGACGCAGTTCGCGGCAGCAGAGAAAAAGCAGATACTGGAACAGAAGCTGCCGGACAACAGCGGCGGCTCTGCGGTCACTGCTGATGCGTTTGCAAAGATGTCCTATGCCCAGCGGCTGGACTTGTACAAGACCGACAAAGACACATACGACACCCTGACCGGTAGAAAAGGAGAATAACTATGGCAGAAACAACAACCATTCAGGACCTTGTAAACCCGCAGGTCATGGCGGATATGATCTCCGCCAAAATCACCAGCAAGATCGTCGTCACCCCGTTCGCAAAGGTGGACACCACCCTGCAGGGCGTACCGGGCGACACGATCACCGTGCCGCAGTACAGCTACATCGGCGATGCGGTAGACGTTGCCGAGGGCGTAAAGGCAGACACCGTAAAGCTGCAGACCGGCACCACCACCGTAAAAATCAAGAAAGCAATGAAAGCGGTGGAACTGACTGACGAATCTGTGCTGGCCGGCTACGGCAATCCGGTGGCAGAAACCAACAACCAGCTTGGAAAGGCGATCGCCGCAAAGGTCGATGCCGATGCCATGGCTGCGTTGCAGGGGGCACAGCTGACCTATGACGGCAGTGCGGCAGCGATCAAGTACGCCGGCATTGTGGACGCCATTGACGTGCTGGACGAGGAAGTGAACACGGACAAGGTTATCTTTGTGCACCCGAAGCAGGTGACACAGCTGCGGAAGGACAGCGATTTCCTCAGTGCAGACAAGTACAAGGACGGCGTGATGCTGACCGGTGAAATTGGCATGGTGGCAAACTGCCGCGTAGTGCCGTCCAAGAAAGTGCCGCTGCACAGCGAGTGGTACTACTTTGACGAAAGCGGTACGGCGGCGACTGAGGTGAACATCGCGGAGATCCGGAAAACTCTGCCCGCTGCAAAGGTCGGCGATAAGGTCACAAAGTCCACTACGGCGTGCTACTTCTGCCCCATCGTCAAGCTGAATCAGGACAGCGAGACTGAGGACGACACCGCGGCGCTGACCATCTATCTGAAGCGTGACACAAACGTAGAAGTAGATCGTGAGACGCTTGCAAGAAAGACAGACATCAGTGCAGACCGGTTCTATACGGTGGCACTGTCTGACACTTCCAAGGTGGTACTGGCAAAGTTCAAGAAGTAAGGAGCGGACACCATGCTGATGACAGTGGAGTATCTCCGGAAATTTGTGGACACCGAAGTACCGGACAAACTGCTTGCAGAACATCTTGCCGCACTGGAAGCTGCGATCCGGCAGGAAACGCACAACACCTTTACAGAACGCGGCTTCCGGCACGTGACGGCGATTCAGGGCGGTGTCATGCTGACACCGAGCCTGCGGATCCTGACAGGGGACACCGTGCAGATCGGCGAGCAGCTGTACACGGTGTTGCCGGACAGCATGCTGTCACCTGCTCCGGCGGACACCGATTCTGCGGTGCTGCACCGTGTAGCATATCCGCCGGACGTGGTAATGGGGTGCGTGGACATTCTGCGGTACAAGCTTAGCAGGGCGGGGCAGAACGCCGCCGACAGGGCGGGAATTGCATCGGAAACCATCAGCCGGCATAGCGTGACCTTTTCCGGAGAGGACGCTTACAGCGGCATTCTGGGCGTTCCGGAACGGCTTGTCAGATTTCTGGACAGATACCGGAAAGCGAGGTTTTGACCATGTACGGACGGATCGGCGGAAATACCGATGCACAGCTTGTGTGTTTGAAATCCGTTGTCAATGCGATCGGAGAATCCGAGCCGCAGGAAGCATCTGCAGTCACGCTGCACGGCTGGCTGGACATGACCGGCGGGGACAGCCGGTATACCACATATCACGCCAAAACCGAAGAAGCCACGCATGTGTTTGTGGCGGACTGGGTGCAGCTGCCGGAGGACTTCTCTCCGGAAAACTGCCGCCTGCTCTGCGGCGGAAAGCGGTATGACGTACTGCAAATCGATAACCCTATGGGCATGGCGGACGGCTCCCAGCTGGAGATCTATCTGCGGTATACGGGAGGTGCGGCACAGTGAAAATGGAAACGGTATCACTGGAAACGCATATCCTGGAGGCTGCCGATCTGATTGACAGCGCTGTGGAACAATTTCTCACGGAAATGGGTGCGCTGCTGTCGGCAGATGCTGCGGCAATGTCTCCCGTAGACGAGGGGCAGCTGAAAGGCTCATGGGACTATGTTGTTGACACGGCAGAGCATTCCGTTACTGTTGGCAGCAACCTAGAAAACGCCGTCTGGAATGAGTTTGGGACAGGTTCCCATGCAGCGAACGGTGACGGCAGAGCGTCCCCTTGGTACGTCCCTGTTGCTGGATACACCGGGTCAAGGAAACCGACATATCAAGGGAAGGTCACGGTTGTATACGGAAAAAACGGAGTGCAATATTACAAGACGGACGGTAAGGCAGCGCAACACACGTTGCAGCACGCAGCAGATCAAGACCTGCCGAAAGCAGAACAGCGTCTGGCTGCAATTGTGAAACGAGGTGTGTCATGACAAAAGAATTGCTGGCGGCGGTAAAAGCTCGCCTGGACACAGCGGAAATACCATATCAGTATGAGACCTATCAGACTGCCGGAAAGCTGCCGTCGGTCTACTGTGTCGGACATTGCAGCAGCAGCCCGGTCACAGAAGAAAGCGGTATGCTGTCCGGGACGTTCCTGCTCACGTTGGTTGGGACGAGCTGGGATGCACTGATAACTGCCCAGGAGAGAATTTGCAGGGCGTTCCCCAGAGTCACCGGATATAGCACATCCGGTGATGATTATGCAGTGGTGCTGTTCTTTAACAGCGCTGTTGCTGTTCCGTGCGACGATGCACGGCTGAAAAAAATACAGATCAATCTGAAATACATAGAATGGAGAGTGGAGTAATATGCAGGCAGGACAACACGGCATGACCCAAAATACATTAGAGCGGATCTGGCTGGGCGCAGGGACGATCCACAAAGGACTGACGCTGACGACCGGCACCTCCGGCGGCAATGCACAGTTCAATTTTAAAGAAACGTTGTTGTGTGCGACATCCGGCGGTAACAGCCTGGAGATCACCAGCACACTGTACGATGTGCCGATCGACGGCGTAGGCGTCAAGGTATACGGCGGTGTGGTAAAGACCGGAGAGACCGGCACAATGACCATCAATGCTCTGGACATGACGCCAGAGCTGCTGAACCATGCCTTATTTTCCAATCTGGCAGAATCGCAGGGCGCAAAAGACTACCTGGTCGGCACGACCGGACAAAAGATTGAAGAAAAGCACTGGATCGACAAGCTGGCGTATGTGGGCGAAACGTTGAAAAACCGTAAGCCTATTGTCATTGTTTTCGATAAAGCCATCTGCACCAGCGGCGCAAAGGTGGACGGCAAGAGCTTTGAAGCGAGTGTGCTGCCGCTGACATTTGAGGCATACCGGCCGTATTCTGACGGCGACCGCATGACAGGTCTGAACATCAATATCTATTATCCGAAAACAAGCGCAGATGTCCAGAGCGTAGCTGCCAGCGCGGCAGCGTCCAAGTGAAAGGAGCAGGCGTATGAAGCAGGTAAATATGCGGGAACTTACCGCAGAGGATATGGGGATGCTGTTCGACATCGCATCCGCCATTGGTTCGGACGAGATCGCAGCTCTGACAGAAGATCCGGCGATCGCCGCCGCCATTTCCCGGCTCGGCAGCGGAAATTTCCGTGAGGTTGGTGCAGTAGCTGCAGCAAAGGCGGCCGCTATTATCATCCGAAACTATCGGAAGTGTGAGCCGCTGCTCCGGCAGCTGCTGGCATCGGTTACCGGGAAATCTGAGGCAGAGATCGCAAAGTCCGGCGCAGGCACATACGCTGCCATGCTGCGGCAGCTTGTCACATCGCAGGGAATGAAGGATTTTTTCACGGAATTGCTGCCGTTTGCGGCAGCGGAGACAGCATCACCGGATTCTGCGAATTGATCTGGCATCGGTATGCTGACCCTATGGGGCTGCTTGGCGCTGCTCTCCGGCAGCATCGGTTCGCAGAGACGGTCTGCAAGATATATGAGGAATCCTCCCGGCAGCAGTGCTGGGAGTTTTTCCTGCATCAGGTGCGCGACAAGTCTTTCCAGGAATTTATGGACGGGCTACAGACCGGTTCTGCAAAGGAACGGTCTCAGCACATCCGGAAAGAAGACGTGCCGGCGCTGATCCGGCAGAATATCGCCCGGTTTGAGAAGATGCAGTTCGGTGCGGCAGAAAAAATCTATTGACGGGAGGTGAGAGAAAACGGATATTTTCAAGCTATTCGGCAAGATCGCCGTAGACAGCAGTGAAGCGCGAAAACAGCTGAAAACCACGCAGGACGATGCCGAAAAGACCGAGACGCGGATGTCTAAGGCATTCGACAAGATCGGGCAGGCGTTTGGAAAGGCGTTTAAAGGACAAAAAGGTGACATCTCCGACACCAAGGAATCCCTGCAGACATTGACGAAAAAGGTAGAGCTGCAGCGGACAACACTGGACAAGCTGAAAGACAAGTATAAGGACCTCTGCAAAGAGACCGGCAAGGAATCCGATGAGGCGAAAGCCTGTGCGGACAACATCAAAAAACTGAGCTCTGAGCTGAAAGGCAACGAGAAAAAGTTGAGTCAGGCACAGAAAGCCGCCGATCAGCTGAACCGGGAACAGAAAAATCTGGACGATTCCGCCGGAAAGGCGAAAAAATCGGTCAAGGAACTGGGGGACAGTGCCAAAAACACAGAAGGCGGATTTTCCGTTATGAAGGGTGCCATTGCCAATGTATTGGCGAGCGGTTTTGAAAAGCTGATCGATCTTGCCGCAAAGGCAGGACAGGCACTTTGGGATTTTGGCAAGGATTCTGTAGAATCTGCGGCAGAGGTGTCCGCGGAAAATTCTGCCTTTGACCAGATCATGGGCGGATATTCCAGTGAAGCACAAAAGAAGATGCAGGGCATTGCGGATTCCACAGGCGTACTGTCAACCCGTTTGACCGGCAGTATGACTTCAATGACCGCAAAATTTAAGGGCTTAGGCTTCGGCATAGAAGATGCCACAGACTTGGCGGCAAAAGGCTTGTACATGGCATCTGATGCAGCTGCGTTCTGTGACGTGTCACTGGACGAATCCATGGGGCATCTGAACAGCTTCATTAACGGCTCCTATGAGGGCGGTGAAGCCATCGGACTGTTTGCCAATGACACACAAATGGCGGCATATGCTGTTGAAAAAGGCATCGTTTCCGAAACGAAAGCGTGGGCAAACCTAGATGAAGCAACAAAGCAAGCCACACGTTTAGATTATGCACAATGGATGCTCGACAATTCCGGTGCAACGGGACAGGCGGCAAGAGAAGCAGATCAGTATGCGAATACGCAAGCGAATCTTGCTGAAAAATGGCGGCAGTTCAAGGCGGAAGTCGGCGAGCCGATTCTTGATGAGTTTGTCACGCCCGCCATGCAGAAACTTTCGGAATGGGTGGATATTGCACGGGAAAAGTTTCAGGACATCGCACCAAAAATCGGCGAGTTCAAAGACAAGCTGTGGGAATGGTGGGAAAAGGCACAGGAAGTTGCAGCCTTTGTGCAGGAATCTTTCCAGCCGGTCATCGATGCACTGAAAGATGCGTGGAACAACCTGAAAGATGCGGTTTCGCCGCTGACCGAACTGTTTTCCGGTTTTGTCGAAAGCGGCGGTGCGGCATCTACGGCAATGACGGTGTTCGCCGGAGCGTGTCAGTTTGTGGCGGGCGTGATCGGGATACTGTCCTCCCTGATAACGCCTGTAATTTCCACGATCAGCAGCACTATTGCAGAGCATCTGCCGGGCTGGATCGAGAAGATTCAAGCCATTGGCGAAAATTTAAGCTGGCTGCAACCGATCATTGCTCTGATCGGCACTGTCGTGGCGACAACGGTTTCCACAGTAGCAGGGCTGCTGAACGGGCTGTTCAACGCGATCGACGGCATTATACAGGCGATCTCCGGTGTATTCGAATTTTTGCAGGGCGTGTTCAATGTTTTTGTCGGCATATTTACAGGAGATACTGATCGTATCAAGCAGGGGTTCGGCGAAATGGGCATCGGTATTTCCAACACGTTTATGGGCTTGTGGAATACGGTTTCCGGCTATCTGACAGGCTTCCTCAACGGTGCGAAAGATACGTTCAAGGGCATCTTTGATTCTGCTTCCGAGAAGTTCAGCGGCGTAAAGGAAGTGGTTGACGGCGTTGTGCAGTGGCTGAAAGGCGTGTTCGACTTTGACTGGCATCTGCCGGACATCAAGCTGCCGCATTTCAGTATTGAGGGCAGTTTTTCTCTCGATCCGCCGTCCGCACCGCATTTGAGCGTGGAATGGTATGCCAAAGGTGCCGTGCTGCATCAGCCGACCGTATTCGGCATCAATCCGAGTACCGGCAACGCTATGATCGGCGGCGAAGCAGGTGCAGAAGCAGTCGCTCCTATTGCCACGCTGCAAGGCTATGTACAGGAAGCTGTCCGTGCCGAAAATGCCGGCGTTATGGAGCTGCTGTCTGAAATTCTGGCGGCGATACTGGACTACTTCCCGCAGCTTGTGGCGGTGTCCGGTCATGACATCAAAATCAACGGCAGAACGCTTGCGAAGCTTATCGCCACTGATATGAACCGTGAACTTGGCAGCCTGCAAAGCAAAGCGAAGAGAGGGGTGACATAAGATGAAAGGCATCAAATTTGACGGGAACCACTCGTATGATGCGTACCAGCTTTTTCTGAATTCCTACAGCATCGGCGAAGCGGAGCCGAACACCAACTTGGTGGAGATCCCCGGCGTAGACGGGGCTGTGGACTTTACGGAGTACTTCGGCGGCGTGACGTACAAAAGCCGCACGCTGAAGATGCAGTTTACGTTTGCCGCTGACCGCTACGGGCTGAACGCGGCGTATGCAAAGCTGCAAAACGCCCTGAACGGCAGGCGGGTGAAGATCGTACTGGACGATGACAGGGAGTACTGTTACACGGGGCGTGTATCTGTCGGGGCACTCTCTCCTGACGGGCAGATCGGGGAAGTCACGCTGACGGCGACCTGCGATCCGTATAAGTACAAGAACAAGGCTAGAACAGTGACCTGCTCCGGTCACACGGTCGGAAAAGGCGTTGGTACAGCTGGTGGTACGGCTGCCACCCTGATCCACGCCTCCGTCACAAACGCCGGCGGCGTTCCTGCTGTGCCGACGTTCAACGGCGACAAGGATTTCTATGTCACAGCAACGGAGCGGCACACAGGCGGCAGCAGCGACACGTACCTGAACGAATCCGAATCGCTGCCAAGCGGGAAAGATACGGCGATCAGCGGCGTTGAGATTCCTGCTGGGGCAACGCAGGAGTTCGGGTTCTGCTGTGTCGGAGAGGGTGATCTGACAGTGACGATAAAGCTGCAGGAAAGGAGCCTGTAAGAGTGTATAAGGTCAAAGTAGATGAGAAGCTGCTGTGCTTCACCGGCAGTGTCAACGGCATGGAGTACGTCACAGATCCTGATGTGAAGCTTGTGGTCAACGGCGTGGACAGCTTTTCCTTTGCGATCTACCCGCAGCATCCGCTGTACAAAGAGATCGCATGCAAGGTGTCCCGCGTGAAGATCTGGCGGGACAGCAAACTACTTTTTTACGGAGAAGTCACGGGATACAGTCAGGACATGTATGGCATACGCACGTATGACTGCGAGGGAGCTCTGGCATGGCTGAACGACCTGCACTTTGCCTACTCGATCAGCGGGGCAACGCCCAAAGACGTACTGTACTGGTATATCAAAATGTACAACCAAAAGCTGCGGGACAAGTCGAAAAGCTTCGAGCTGGGTGATGTGACGGTACATAAGGCAATGACGCAGGACGGAACAGAAGGAACAATTGCCCGCTCCAGTGGTGTGTATCCGTCCTTCTGGGAAGAAATCCAAGACAAGCTGCTGAACTCGTTTGGCGGCATTCTGCGTGTCAGATATGTCGGC